TCGTTGTATATCCTTCCGGCGTTGAACTTCTTCCTCCATGATATAATCTCGTCTTCCACGTCGTCAATATGCTTCCGCCAAATCTTCCCGAAAACGTAATATTTGCCTTCCGACTTCCGGCAGATTGTAAAGGCTGTGTAATCCTCACCTTCATAGGCCGCGTCGATATGGCAGAACCGGGCCTGATCAACCTTCGCCGGGTCTCCATCCACAACCGGATTGGAGAATATGATGTCTTCAGAGGCAATATGCCGAAGCTCATAGTTGGCGGCGAACAAAGAGGGAAGCATCCTCTCCTTGACGTGCTCAATCTGCTCCGGGGTCATAAGCCCGGTTGAATAACAATCATATTTCTTCGGGTTTGGCATCAGCGTGAAGGCATCCTCTTTGTGCCACGGGGTACCAGTGTTGATGAATCGACCGCCACGGTTCTTGATGTTCTCAAGCTCCATGTATGCCCGCTTTGTCCGCTCGCGTTCCGCCTTTGAGCTTCTGTCGTTCACGTTCACGATATCATCCGTCACGACAATATCTGCGTGTTTACCAGTGATAGAGGTTCCGATACCAAGGCCGACAATCTGCGATGTGCCCATGATGGACGTTACAAGATTGGTTGAAATCTCTCCACCGGATTCCTTCAGGAACACAAGGTCTTTGTTATACAACGTCCTGACTATCCTCTGCACACATCCGGCCTTGAGGATGTTCGCCGTTTGGTGCATAACCTCAACCACGTCTGAGCCCGTCTTCCGGAAGAACAGAACCGTCTCATTCGGACGGATGATTGTATGGATTGCGAAGAACAGCGAGAGCGTAGTAGTCTTAAAACTTCCTCTGTGCCCCTGTAACGTCTGATCTTCATCGAGGTAAAGGAAATCCCGGAGCCAATCGTTATGCATGGCTGTGAGGTCATTGAAGCCCACCCAATGGCCTATCTCAACGGGATTTTCCCACAGAAGGTCTAATACCTGATTTTCTGTTAGCAAAATACTGCTCCATCTTCTTCACGGTGTCGTCATCATCTGCGACAACCTTGATGTCTTGCTGATCCTTTTGTCCGAGATACTGTTTGCCAAGCCATATCGCCATACTCACATTATGTTCAGCCATCCTAAACTGATTCCGCCGAAGGCTGATTTTGCCATCGGCGGACCAAGTTTTAAATGCTTCCGCAAAACTCATGGAAAGCTCTCTTGTACACCATCGCTCAATGGTATCAGGAGAACACTTGAACCATGAGGAAATTTCATCGAGAGTGCATTGGATGGCGCATAGCTTTTGGAATTGTTCCCGGTCTATATCAATTCGGGGTCTTGCCATTTACTACTCATCCTTTTCGCAATTCTCAAAATCAAAATTAGTCGTCACCTTAGGCCTCCGATTATCAATGACAGATTTGTTTTTCGGATGCCCCGCCAAATTCGGGACAACAACATAAACTTCTTTCCCTACAGACTGGAGATATTTACAGAAAAACGCATCATCATATTGATTCTTGATCCATTTCTGAAACCTACCGTCTTTTTTGTACTCACCTTCACGCCACCATTCAAGAAAACCGTCTGCTATCTCTTTCGGGATGTATGTACACAGTAGCCAACCGCCCTTCATGGCATCATAAAAGCCTTCCTTCACCACATCCCGCGCCGTCTTGTCTATCGTGAAATTTGAGAACACAATCACGTCGTGAGGCATCCGGTTGATATATTCCATCGCCCGCTTTCTGAAATCCTTACACAGAATCATATCATCCTGAACATAACAGGCATCACCATTCACATATTTCAGCACAGACAGGAAGGAAAACAGCGCACCGACGTGCTCAATATCATTGTACACAATGGCGTTCGGAATAAGTCGTTCCAAATAATCTGTATTACGCTCAGGAACTTTTCGGATAACAAACCTCATTTCTCCATCAGCTCCTTCAGGGTCTTGAGCGAACCATACTTGAAGCCATTTTTTGGCATAACCTGAAAATTGGAAATGTTCCGGCTCATAATGTATGTTTTGGCATCAAACTCATTTGCATCTACATCCTTCATGAATACGCGGGAGACCTTGCGTTTGTTATTATATCCCAAAGTGCTGTCATTATGACCCAAGTGTTGAACAATGCTCGGGATTGTTGACATAACCGGGATGTCATTCATTGAAGCAAAAAAGCCAATCGCCGTGTCGTCATGACGATAATCAACGCCGTAATTCTCGTCAATCCAGTAGAACATAACCGGAATCATCTTCCTTGGAATCATGATGGCCTGTCCATACATCCCACAACCACGTATTTGGATATAAGGGGTATTCGCTCCTTTATCCTCCTCCTTGAGTTGTGATTGAAAGAACGAAAAGATACTGGACGGAAAGTTGTCGGCGCACTTCTCGACAATCTCCGGGAAGCGATTACTGAGTTCAAGGTCATCCTGAAGAACACATACATGAGTGGCTTCCGTTGGGGCAAGCCACGTTCTCCGTGCATTAGGCATTGCCATTTTGTCGTTTCTGTCGTCGTCATAATAGACGATGGATTCATCCATCCCCAAGGTATCCAACATCGGGAGGATGTACTTTTCCCTGCGCTCTCGAACAGCCATTATCCGTATCTCTACGCTCAATTGATGCTCCCCCTTTGCCCTGTGGTCACCCGTTCACAGCATACCGCAAGTCTGTATTTGTTCAGTTCCGTACCAACGAACTTCTTCCCATACTTGTTCGCATAAAAAGCAACAAGGCCAAGGCCCATGCAGATATCTGCCACGCAATCGAAATCGACATCCCGGCACAAAATGTCAATGACCGTCTCCTCGTCAAGCTCAGGCAGATTCAGAATACACGACGGAAGAGCTTCATTACTGGCGAATACAAAGAGGCATTTGTTCCGCTTGTTTTTGTAATAATAAGATTTCTTAACCTCAATATTTGAATACCGCTTCTTGAGCTCAACCATATACATCTCGAGCTGAGGCACACCAATTTCAAGGCATACCACCCGAGGATTGATCTCATCAAGCACTTCAAAATATCTGTAGAAAAACGCCTCAAAACTATCAGGCTTTTTATCGATTTCCGCCTTGGTATAAAAGCTCGATAACGCGCTCTTGTTGTACGGAGGATCAGAAATCAGAAAGTCTGCCGAAAGCATAAACTCCGGGGTTTTATTGAAAATGTCATGCACACGAACAATCCCTGTTCCAATATGGATATCGCCTTCCATGTTGTATTTTTTATACAAATCGTTGTATCTGAATTTCTTATCCGCCATAATCACTCACTCCATTCAGCTACACAGGCAAAAACTGTCGTATACGCCCCGTCACTTCCAACAGCACTTGCAGAAGAAACCTTTGTGGATGCGAGCTCCCAACCCCGCGCATAAAATCCTTCACGAACCATGTTCAGGACTGTTCTCTCTGCCTCTTCTTGGCTACATTCACCCTCATACTCCATGATTACACCGCAATGCTCATCATCATTATCAACCGGGAATCCTATTGCGACAGCCGCAGAAATCCGAACGGGTTTTGTCGTCTCATAAACAGCATAGGCAATCGGGAGAAGACTTCCGAGAGGAAGGTTGACCTTCTCAGCCTCCTCTGAGCCCAACGGTAATATGGATGACAGCCTGACCAAGTTGTAATTCCCCACGCCCGCCTCAATAAGTGCCTTATCAAATGACGTTATTCTTGTAATGCCAACACCAGTGCCGTTGCTGATTTTATACTGTTTCTTCAATGAGATCTCCCTCCCGAACATACATCACATTGCCACACTTCTCGCAGACGCACTTGTAATACTTAACAGGAATACCCGCAGAAGCCTTCTGAGCGGCCTCAGCGCGTTCCAAAGCCTTCTCCGTGGTAATTTGCACCTCCTGTGCGGATTCCTTCGCCTGAGCCTCTAAGAACTCCTGATACAACTTCTGACGTTCCTCGTCGGAAATCTGACGCGGCTCGTCATCTTCATCCTCTGTCATAAAGTCCTCAACGGACGGGATGTCATCAAACTTGATTGTCGGGAACCCGAGCTCCGAAAAGTCGAAATCAAAGTCAAGAGAATCAATCTCATGCATGAGCTCTTCGTTGACCCATTCAGAGAACTCAGAAATCTTGTTATCCGCGATTCTATCGGCCTTGATGGCCTCCTCATCTGCATGAGTCACGATACACGGAATTTCTGTCATACCAAGTTTGATGGCGGCAGAGAAGCGGGCATGGCCCTTTACAATCACGCCGTTCTTATCCACCACAAGCGGAACATTGAAGCCCACCTTCGGAATGATTTTCACAAGAAGCTCAACCGTCTTGTCATTTCTCCGAGGATTCCTGATATACGGCTTGATCTCGGAAATCTTCTTCATTACAATCTTGTCTTCAACTCTGATGTCGCTCACTGCTTCTCCTCGCTTTCATACTTGATCTTCTCTTTGATTTGTTTCTCGGATACTGCCGCCTTGGAGTATTCTCCATTCTCATACAGCTTTGCGTATCCGGTGATGTATTTCAACCTGACGAGTTCCTCCGCCTCAAGTCCGAGCTCGTTGCACACCTCGAGGTCAGAAGCTCCATTCAGGAGCATCTCCATAACAATATTTGACATCCCGTTAACACTGTGCTTTCCACGGGCCCGATTGTGCCGTACTGTGGAGGCCATGAGGTCATTCATTGTTTTGCCATGCAAGACAACACATGGGAGCTTACCTTCGCAGGATGCATAAATATCCTTATATCTGCGCATAATTGAATATCTATGAAATCCATCAACAATCACATATCTGTCTTTCTTCGGGTCATAAATCGTTACGACAGGCTGTGTGTAACCGTCTTTCTTGACCGACGTGTACAGGAGCTTCATCTCCATTGTCGCAACTGAATTCGGGTTATAATTATTCGCGTGGACCTTCTCAATCGGAATCCACTCAACCTCGTTTATCGGTTGGTCTTTGATCATGCCTTCACCTTCTTCTTTCGATGCTCACGCTGAGCAATGGCAACCGCCTGATTGTGGTTTAAAGTTCCGTAAGTATCGTTGACAATTACTTCTCGCACATGGAGCTTATACCACTCTTCAGTGTTTTGGTTTTTCCACCGCTTCCGAAAGAGTTCCCAATACTCCTGCTTTACAATATGGACAAGAAGATAATCCCTGTACTCCTTCCAGTCCTTGAACATGAACGGAAGATTCTTCGGTATAACCTCTGTATCAAAGGCATGGGTAAAAGTGCTTGTTCCCGCAACGCGGCGGCAAAAACGGTTGTACGTCTTCGGCTCGAATTCCTGAAGTCCTCGGATGTTATGCCACGCAGTCTCATGAATCAATGCTGAACAGCGCATATTCATAGCCGGAACTCCATACCTGTATTGCTTATCATAAAGGGAATTGTATTCCCAATGGTTCCGAGCGATAGCTGTCCAAATGTCAGCGTTTGTGAAATCATAGATTGGATAAAACTGACGAACATTTCCCTTCTCGAACGAACACCAAGTAATACCTTTGAATTTCGCCTTCTCGCCAACGATATGGAGTCTCCGGGCGGGGCTTTCTGAGATTCTCATGCCACACATTATTGCGCAATGTTCGGACCCCTCAGCTAGATATTGATGACAAGCATCATAAAGAACATAGAACGCTTTGTCCTGATCAACATTGCTCAAATCCATAAAAGGTTCCGTAATGGCGATATCATAGGCCTTTTCATGACACCACAAATCCTTTTTATCCTCGTCCCAAACAAGCAAACTATTGCTCTGATTTGAAAGCGAGTTCGGGAATTGAAACGGAACCTGAAACCAGTACGGCTTTACATCCGGCCTCCGCATTATTGAGCTCATATAGTCAACCGTGCTTTGCCATTCAGCCTCTTGATCCAACCAAAATACTTTGAGTGGCAAGCGATTTCGTTCGCTCGCCACCTTCAACGTGAGATTAAACACGACAGTGCTGTCTTTTCCTCCTGACATGGCAACCGCCACGTCATCGTGAGTATCAAAGACGAAATTGATTCTCTTTATCGCCTCATCAAAGACATTGTCGTCAAGATACATCATTGCCATTGTTTGTCCTTCACATACAAAACTACGTCATAATCATTCAGATCGTTCCGATTGATAATCAGCAGTTTCCCATCGCCGTCATTCATGCTCCAGTAAAAACTCTTGTCCATTTGAAGACAGGTGTAATTCGTTCTGAATAAACGAACCGTGAAACCATGCTTTTTTATGTACTCAGCCGCCGCAACAAATTCCTCATCAGTACCATTGATTTTCCCGCGTACAATATACTGATGCGGAGACCGTTTTGCATACGTCTTTGCATAAACCCACTGCTGTCTCGCAACAAACTCCCTGAAATCAAAACCGTCAACCATACATTTACCTCCTTGATATAAAACAAGAGCGGTTTCCCGCCCCTAGTTACCTGTCATACTTTGCCGCAATCATGAGATACTCGCCGATTTCCATCAGATCAGCGTTGGAGAACCGAAGCTGAGCATCCGCCTCCGGCAATCCCGAAACTCTCCGGGCGGCACGTTCAGCGGGCCCCGGTTCACTGTACAACATCCCATTGATGATGGCCTCCGCCACCTGAATTGCGTTCATATCGTCACTAATACTAATCATAAACACCTCGCAGAAGCCGCCAATTTCGCCGCAGAACCGCTTTTATATCTGCACCCGCATAAATTACCGTTTAAACGCGGAAAACACGGCTCAGGTCCGCAGAACGCGTTTAAAAGCTACCCCGGCAGGATTCGAACCTGCAATAATCGGAACCAAAATCCGATGCCTTACCGTTTGGCGACGAGGCATCAATCGGAACGGCGGGAGTTGAACCCGCATCTGCGGCTTAACTGGCAACCCGGGCCCGGGCCCTGACCATATGCATCAGCACAGCTCTACCGTTGAGCTACGTTCCACAACAGGAAGGGCAGGAATCGAACCCACATTGACGGTTTTGGAGACCGCTGTTCTACCATTGAACTACCGACCTGTATGTCCCGGCTTTCGGTCGGACAGGGGCCACCGACCGGGCCATGTATTCACAACCGCCGGGAATGCAGGGTCTCCCGGGCCGATGCACCGATTAACAACCACGGCTCGTCGGATTCCTCCTGCGCCGCTCGTTGTACCCGTTCTCCCTGCTGTTCGCCTTGTTGAGCTCATTTTGCAAATGCCCTCAGACTTGCCTATTATATGCTGACGGAGCCACCCGCCCCCTGCCCAAACGACAGGTTCAGTCTTCAGGCAGGATTCGAACCCGCACAGCATGGCTTCATCCCATGGGCTCTACCAATTGAGCTACTGAAGACGCTTATTTGACGACCCCATGTGCGCACAAGGGCCGAATGACTGCTACCATGGATTTATGCAGTCATCGCAGGAACGCCCGGAATCGAACCGGGTATGATGCCATGTTCGGAGCATCGCTACCAATACAGGCCCGGAACCTGTACCCAAGCCATTCCCCGCCCCATGGAAGACCGCCGCCGATATGGACATCTGCATGAATGTCCATTCGCCAGTACCGACAGCATTGAACGCCCGGGGCTTGTTCTACTGCGTCGCACCCGGAATCGAACCGGGGCTCCTCTTCCACAAAAGAATGTTCTGCCAATTAAACTATGCGACGCACTACGTTGAAGGAGATATTACCTCTGACCGCTACGGACGGTCAGTCCGGCTATAACGGAACCGCTGAAAACATCGAGAAAAGACGGGCTTGAATTTCACTTTGCCAACACACTCTAAGGATGGAATATTGTTCCATCTGAATTATAACACATATAACAAGCGGCGGGAAGGGGTTATTTTTCGATGGTATTGAACCGAACCCCGTATAAATCATACGTTTCGTCGCAGTATTTGAGGATGTCAGCGTTATCCGGGTCAGTAATCTTATACACCTCATCCGTTACGGCTTCGCAGAACTGGACAAGCCGGTTTCTCCGGTCGTAATTGCCGTCTTTCGGTATCGGCTTCCAACCAAACCGTTCCACCAACACCCGGGCCGTTGTAGCCATGAGAAGTGAAACACAGCTCACCGCGTTGTCATTCGGATGGTTCTCAGAGAACGCCTTCTCCCGTTTCTCCCACTCCTCAACCGCCGCTTGCATCGCGGCCTTTTCCCGTTCCTCGAAAATCTCATCAGCTTGTTTTGACACATCATCCACGACGCGCTGACGGAACTCCCGGAGAATCATCTTGTCATGCTCCTCAAGCTGTGCCGCCGTGAACGAATATGTCGTGTTCTGCATCTTTGCGGCCCTCATTGCCGCTCCCTTCTTGCCCATACATTGCCTCCACTCAAAGTCTTCTTTCAAGTCTGTAAATCACATCATCCGCCGTCAAATACCCGGCAATTTTCCCGCGCTCTCCGGGAAGCATTACTGCCTCTCCCATAACTTCAAGGAGCCCCTCTTCGTATCCCAAAGAACCGGTGTCGCATATAGCATCCCACAGCACCTCAGCGTCACCGTATACAAGGATTTGATGCCGGATGTTTCCCGGCTCGTCACAGTCGAACCGTTCATAATCGTATTGATTGTCCCGGAGATACTGTTCCAATTTGTCAAGCTCAGTCATTGTCCCTTTCCTTCTCCCATACATACAGAGCCACCGCAAAGATGAACGCGGCGGCTGTTACAATGCCCATGAAGAACGCAACAATCAGAATAACCGTGCATAAAAAGTCAATCAATCTTCTGCCTCCACCACTGTCGGGGCCATCTCGATCCAATCGATGAACTCCTGCATATTTTCCGGCTCCGGGCATCCCGGGCACAGCAACGGGTCAGGACTCATCGCCTGAATGAGAGCATCCGCGTCAATCAGCCGCCCGTGAGGCTTTTTAATCGTCTTCAATCACATCATCCCCTTTCCCGAAGCCGATGCCAAACCGCTCGCCAATTGGCGCAGTCATCATCTTGTAGTATTCCCTGCCGATATTCTCGACATACTCCGGGCCCTCTTTGGCCTTGATAATGGCAGAGCAGGTTTCGTAATACGAAATCATCTCAAGCGCGGCCCGAACGGCCTTTGTGTACTCAACAAGCGATTCCCACTTGTCCTCATCGGGCTTCTTCTGCCATTCCTTGAAGTGCTCATAGCTTTCGCCTTCCTCAAAGCCCTCAAGTCCTGCCCGCTGGCCGCATAAATATTCAATGCACCGCTCACAGTCATCTTTGTAACTCATGCCCATATTACTTACCCCCTTCTGTCAGCTTCTCCAACGGATCAACAATCGGCCCCGTCATTTACTCCTCCTCCACGCAAACAAGGCTGAATTTGTCTCCAACCGCATGAAGGGTCAAAGCCAAATGAATCACAGCACCTTTCAGCCATTCGCCCCGCTCCGGGTTAAGAATCTCTTCCAGTTCTTCCCGCGTCATGTCTGACAGGCAGACGGCCTGATATTTGCCGTCGCGCTTTATCCGCAGGTAAATCCCGTCAAGATTTCTGTTCATTCATCAGCCTCCTCTTCCTCCCGATGTTCCCCATAACTGCAAAAGTCAAACGCCCGCGTCCCAAACCTAACTCCTGCATGTCGTTCGCAGTCATGATAATCAGGGGCAATACTTGATGATGGGAATTGGTTCCAATACCTGCAATCAGCACAATGAACGAGCTGATTGCTGATGGCTTCAGCAACAGCTTTCTCCGCTTCAGCCTTGAAATCGAAAATCAGTCTCCTCGTTGCCACTACCCTAATCACCTCCTCCCACGGACAATGCCGACAATGCGCCCGCTTTGCCAAACATTCCTTCGTGCCCTTAAAATGCATCCACGAAACAGGCAGTCCGAGATACTCAGACCTGCTTTTTAGTTCATGCGTCAACTTTGCCCGAAAACATCTCTGCGGGCAGTCCGGGCCGTAGTCCAAACAATGAGCATTATCATGGTTCATTTGCTCACCTCCCGCATATTCGCGCCGCAGTTCGGGCAGAAATCCCAATACGGAACACCTTCAAGCCCGCACTCAGAACACCTGCATCCCTCTCCGTCAAACATTGATATGACGTATATTTCCCACTTGCCCCGCTTCCATTCCGGCTGTGCGGCATCCATCTGCTTTACACTTTGAATGAGCATTGCTTTCGTCATAGCTTCTTCCGGCGGTATCGTGGAAAGCAGTTTTAAAACTCCCTGTCTGCTTATTGCGTCATCCTTCAT